CGGCATCGTTTTTAGGACGTGAAAAACTGCCGTCATCGTCCCAATCTGACATGGCATTAATCCGCGTGATGCCGAACCGGTCAGTCAGTGCGGCCATCACGACTTCAGCTTTGCGCGGATGTAATGCCAGCGGGGTGTTAAATAGCCGTTGCGCTAAATGTGGTAAATTCATTACTCCACCTTGGGATCTTGAATAGTTTTATCAGCGGGAACATCCAATTGCGCCCAACTCGGCGGAGTCAAACCCCGTTCTTTAAACGCATCGAGTTCACGCTTACGCTGATCGAGCATCTCTTCCCAGTCTTCACCCGCGTTCTCTGCTGCCTCCATCTCAAGAGTAGAAAGCCCGGCATCCATCCCAAGAATTGCACCTTTCTTCTCCGCAACAGGATCTACCCAACCCCGGCCCGGCCCCATCCATTGCGCACGACAATAGGCTGCCCGCGCTTCCAGAAAATCAGGTGCGCCAGTCGGTAGCGGTAAATCTTCTATGTCGTGAATTTCTTCAATAAACGCGGTCAAAATGGGTTGAGCAAAGCCGATTGAAAAATCAGCGCGACGCCGAGTTAAGGTTTTCCACGCTTCTAGCATAGCGGAACGTGCCGAACTGTAGTTCACATCAGACCAGTCTTGTGTCACTTGCTGAGTCGATAGCCCGGTTGCTGCTGCGATATTGCGCAGTGCCGCACTTTCAAAGCCTTCAAAGTTGCTGTGCGGCCGTGCAGCGTTCACTGTTGTTATCTTCTCGCCAGGATACATAATTGGGATACGCGCCCCATTCTGCAAAGACATCCGGCGATCATTGTGAAACTCGACGCGTCCCTGTTGATATGCGCCTAGATTTTCATCTTCACTTTCGCCTAATGCCGCCTCAACTAACGCAGGGTCATACGGTGACTCAATATAAGCGCCGAAAATCGCATTTAGAATAGCGGCTTCAAGCTCTGACTGGTCATATTTAATCAGCATCTTCAGGCGCTGAACAACCGGCGTTAAGATGCCGTTACCCCTGTGTTGTGCTCCGCGCTCGTGATCAAAATCATGCACAACATGCGGGCGTCCCCACGCTGTTTCACGCGGTATACGCTCCCATGTCATCGTTTTTGCACCACTCCACCAATCGCCAATATGGGCTTCCCGGATATGGTAAAACGTAGGAGCGCCGTCAGCGTCTATCTCTACACCACCTCTGATATGCGGCATATCAAAATTCTGTTGCGGGTTACTGAGTCGGTCAGGATCTACAATCTGAACTGTTGTTGCATAATGCCCGCGTCCAGGACCAAGCCTATCCGGTCGATATTGCAGAATAGCCAGTGCATCACCGTCTAATAGTTTATGTCTGAACGCTAATCGCAACATTTGGGAAACAGTTTGCTGACGCTCAACATCACAATAACGACCGGGATCATTGGCCCACGAACGCCAGTGAGCTTCTACGACTTTGCCGTATTCGTCCGCCCAGGTTGCATCAAAAGCTTTATTGCCGGTCACCAGTGCCAGCATCCGATAATCAGGTTTGATAATTGGCCGAAAATTAGCCCCAATCGCATTATCAAGAACCCGCGTGATCGCACCACTGGCCCAGCCGTCATTTCTTGCCAGATCACGGACACGCGAAACAATGCGGTCACGGTAGATATTGATTTCATTGTCGGGTGACCACAGCGCGGGTTGCCAGTTCGCCAGCTGATCACTAGACGAATCAGCCGCGTCATAGGGCACACGACTACCGCCAACCAACATAGACATTTTTTGTCGAGAGGGTGGCAGCGGCTGCCCGTTCGGTCCCAAAATTCTTACTGTCATCAGAACCTAAACCTTACCGGGCGACGCGGCCTGGCTACGATACCGAGTTGTGCCTGTAGTAATTGAATCAGCGCCATCAAATCCGCTAGTGAACTTTGTTGATATGACACTGAGCGAGTGCCGTCTCCCTGTGTGTATGAAAACGAAACGCCGCGTTGCCCAGATGCCAAATCAATGTAGGCTTGCTGTGCTTTGGTTAGTGCATCTTGCAATTGCTCGCGCGTCATTGCACCCGCCAGCAAGCTAGTTTTTGGATTAAACATAGTGATCCTTTGGAAATTTAGGACGGCAAAAGTTGAGACAAGCTTTTTCGTTTCGGCTTTTCGGGCTCTTGAATAATAACGCCGGGATATTGCAAGCTGATTTTTTCTTCCGGTTCTGCGGGCGCTGGCAACAACCTGCCCGGATTTTCTGTAATGCTGGTAACTAATGCATTCAGTTTCAGTCCCATATGCAGGAGTCCGCATAATGCAGCATAACCATAAACTCTACAGTCCAGCGCCTCGTTAGCCCGGCCCGGCAATTGCTCCCACACTCGGAAGCGCTGCCCGCCTGACTCTTTTAATACGGAGCGCTCTGCCAAAAGTTGACTGAAATAATTCAGGTCCCTATCTGCCGGGAAATGCATATAACTGGCTGACGCCTCACCGGGCAGCGGGGGATCGATATGTAACCGGCCACGGATAGTATCTTTTGCCGCATTAACACCGAGAATAATGGGCTTGAAACTTGACTTGGTGCGCGGTGTAGGTTTTTTAGTCGGCCAGACTGGGGAACGCTTACCGCCGCGTGCTGATTCACCTTTGATGGCCCATATCCGGCGACCAATTCTGGCTTTTGAGAATTCGTAAACTTGCTGCGTGTGGTGTCCGCCAGAGTCCATGCACGCCGCCATAATCGTAAAACCGCGCCCGTCAGCACGCCGCCATACCTGTTTCAGGTACATATCAAGACGCTTCCACGGCTCATCGGTTTCCAGATCACCTTCAATGACATCATAAGCAATTGACCAGCTTTCTTCATTGCGGCCCCACCCGACAATTTCAATTTCGAATCTGTCATCTTGCGTATCAATACCCGCCGTCAAAACAGCCACGCCATCCGGCACCTCAGCAGCAAAGACTTCACAACGTTCAAGCAGTTTTCTTTCACTCAATGCCTTCTCTCCGCGGTCTTCATAAGGTTCACCCAGCACAAGGTTAATAAATGTCTGGCGCATCAAGGGGTCATTTTTCACCCTCAGCCATTCAGCAACTAAGTATTTCCACGCGGCGTTCGGAAACAAACTGTAACCCGCCCAAATATGAAAACCGGCATGGCCTTTAAATGGCTTTGTCGCTCGCCACTCTCCGCGCTTCACAATGCCGGGTTTTTCGTTGTGATGGATCATGCAACCGTTATGACGACAAACATAGTAAGCCGTGTCCGGCAAACCATTGCCGTTTTCGTCCTTGTCCCACTTGATCCCATATGGCGTATCGGGACCGCCCCACTCTAATATTTGATATTCGCCGCAGTGAGGGCATGGGACATAGTAATAACGCTGGTCACTATCGCCGAATGACTTTTCAATGCGGCTAGTACCTTTCACCGTAGGAGTTGAACCCAATACGATTTTGCGGTTCCAGAACGTTTCAGAACGCTTTGTACCCAGTGCTATCTGATCACCTTCTACACCCGCACCGCCAGACGGATAACCATCGACTTCATCAAACAAGATGATCCGGCAAGTAATACGACGAAAACCGCCTGGGCTGTTAGCCCCTACCAGTGTCAGATTGGCGCCATTCAAAAACGTCTTTTTCAGAATGGTCTGATTACTGTTTTTGGCTTTGGGGTCACCAGAGATTTCAGCCAGCACTGGGGTATCACGCAGCATTGGGGCAATCTCGGTTTTACTGTAGTCTTCCGCATCTTCAACGCGGGGTTGAACAACAAGAATCGGAGACGGGTCATGCGCCAGATAATAACCCACTACGTGATCGAGAATTTTTGTATAGCCGACACGCGCTGATTTCATAACAGACACATAGGTAACAGTCGGGTCTGTGATAGCATCCATGATGCCGTCTTGATAAGCAAAAGATCGGAATCTACCCGTTTGTGCGCTAGTTTCTTTTGAAAGTACAGCGTATTTATTGGCCCATGCGCTTAATGAAAGCGGCTCAGGGGGGCGAATATCAGGGCGACGTTTATATAACTCTTGTGTAAAATTTTGCCAAGCGGAGGCGTTAGCTTTCTCCTCGTTGTTTATTATCATCAAGGCTTAATTCCTCCATCGCCTCGTAAACCACCTCCTGTAACGCTTGAACAAACTCCGTATCATTAGTGGTGGAGGCCAAGACACGTAGACGAGGACCGTGTTCAGGAGCAATAGCGATTAAGCGAGTGCGCATTCTTGAATACTCTTGCCCGACAGCCTCAATCATGTCTTTATACGGCA